CTTGCCATTAGAGGTAAATGTGTACCTAACTGTCGCCAGTTCAGCAATAAAATCCTCATTATTGGGTATCTTGCAGTCTCGTTTCTCAAGCCAAGCTTTGGCTTTGTGCCACAGTTCTGCCCTCAAATTAAGATAAGTACCGCCCATTGCAGGACTTTCAGACACATTAATTCCACGGGCAGGAAGCTTCAATTCTCTTAGTCTGTCAACAACACCTGCTCCGAGGCCAATAGAGTCAACCAGAATCTCGGCAGGTCTGGTTTTATGGTCACAAGCCTCGTATTGGGCAACCACAGCACCTGTTAACTGCATCAAGTCTAGGTTTCTCCAACGCTCTAGGGAAGAGGTTACATTGGACTGACGCTTACATAGAACTGACGAATCAGATCCAAAACGAGCAACGTCCAGTCCCCAAATAATAGGCATATCCTCGTATGCTCTGGTGTCTCGATGTTTGGCAGACTCAAGCAACTCCATTGGGATAATAGTGTCATCATCACTCCTTGGGAATTCACCCAGAACACGGATTCGGAACGCATTGCTTTCCTCACCATAGCGAGATTTCATGTCCTCAACATACTCTTTACTGACCCTAGTAGAGTCAATACATGACACACGTTTTGTCCACCACTCGTCTTTCAGTCGGTTATGTGTGTCAAAAAAGAAGCCAGAAGAGCGTACAGGATTACCCAATAGGATGGTCAAAGCATTGTGACCAGACATAGAACCAGCAGCAGCCTCAAATACTGCCTCTGGGACGCCAGAAGCCTCGTCTGCTACCAACATCACGTTATCAGAGTGAACGCCTTGTAGAGCCTCTGGCTGCTCTGCTCTAGATGTTCTGGCGGAGATAAACGCCTCAGTAGCGGAAGCTTTTAGCTCAATCCTCTCTTGTTTAACATCGAGCAGGTCTTGGATAGGTTGGGGTAGTTCTTTTACCCATCTCTTTAGTTCGGCAAACAAAGCATCATAAAGTTGGGCAGAAGTAGGAGCTGTTACCACTACCTTGACTGGATACCTGGTCAACAAGAACCAAAGCATTGCCCAACTCGCTGTTGTTGACTTACCAACCCCGTGACCAGAACGAATACTAATCTTTCGCTCACCAGTCGCAACAGCAGTCAAAAAGTCTTGTTGCCATTCATCAGGCTCAACTCCTAGAACCTCTTTGACAAACAGAACAGGGTTATTTCTGTAAAGGGTAATGAACTGAATAAACGGGTTATTAGCCATTGTTTTCCAATGTAGTCACTTCTTGTACCTTACCCATGTGCTTCAAAGCCTGTAGATGCAGATCACCCAAACTGATGTTTACTTGGGTTTTGGCAGTATCTCCATAGTTCTCAGGGTCTAGTTTAGAGGCCATCCATTTACGAGTATCAACCTGGAGTCGTGCTTTATTGACTCCTGAATTGGATGTCTCATCTGCTTCATCTGCAATCTCTAGAGCCTCTTCAGCCAACTTCTCAGCTTTCAACTTTCTAGCCTTCAGGACCGCATCTCTACGCTCATCAGTATGGTTTATCCAGAAAGACAACATAGGTCTAGAACACTCTATAAACTCAGCCAAGCGTCCAATCGTCATTCCTTGAGCAATGTGTGCTGTCACAAACTCAATTCCTCCCAGACTCTCTATCTTCTTCTCCAACGCCCTTCTCATAGGAAATCCTGCCATATCTTCTCCTTGATTTAATGTCTACAAATTCTAAACTATAAAAAATTTTTTTTGGAGTGTCTTGTGTTACTTGTGTGGGTGGTGGGGGGGTCTTAGCTTCAATCGATAGGGGGATATGTATATCCATGTGTGTTTATGTCCCCTGCCACAGCGCCCCCTCGTTTTATCGATAGGGGGGGGTAAACCCTACCCTTACGCACTAACCCTTAATGGTAAACCCTTAGGTAGAAACCCTAATAGGGTAAACCCTCATGTATATACATACAGTACTGTGCTTCTATACAGCATAGGGTAAACCCTTAGATAGAAGGTTATGCATATTTTGCATAGTTTGTCTCATGGGCGCATAGAGTGCTGCGTGTTGGTGAGTAAAAGGTTTCTTTGCATAGGTTTTCAATCTAGGTCTATCAATGCTTACCTTATCCCTTCTCCTTATGTTCCCTATGTGATCTCCTTATCTATCCCTTACATGAAGGAAAGCCCTTGTGATGGGCTAACCCTTCTTTTCTTTTTTTCAACTGTAGCTACAAAATCAAACGTTTATTAGGGTTTGTCCCTATTCTTTTTTTGTTTTTCTTTGCTACACTTTCTCTACATTCAATCGGAATGTGTCAACTCAATAGGCGTTAACATGACAATACTCAAGATTCAGATCAAAGCCGTTTATGGCACTTTGAAGGCTTACCCTATGTGTGAGCAGTCTAAACTCTTTGCAAAGATCGCAGGGACTTCTACACTCACAATGGAAACCATCAAGCACATCCAAGCACTAGGTTTTGGCTTTGATTGTGAGCAATACAGTTTGGAGTCAATCAAATGAAAACTATCATTCTTGAAACCATCGGTGGCATTGTGCTTTTTTGCGTGGCCTTGTCTCTTATGTTGGCTTATTTTGACGTTTTGGTTCCTTAATTCTTTCTTTTCTTTTTTAATAGGTGTTAATTATGAAAATCTCTCTCAAAACTTCTGCTTTACGTGCTGCTTTGATGTGCGCAGCCAAAAAAGACATTCGCTACTATCTGCAGGGCGTTTGCGTTTCCATAAACCACCCAGAAGTTGCAATGGTCTACGGCACAAATGGACACATTCTTTTTGCGGGTCAATGTCCTATTGATGTGATTGAGGCACCAGAGGCACTAGGGTTTGACATCATCATCCCGTCAGACGCCATCAAAGCAATGGATAAAAAAGCAGGTGTAGTGCTGCTAGAAACCATTGATTCGATGCCAAAGGGTTATTACGTTCTAGGAAATTCCCGTTTTCAAGCCATTGACGCAAGGTTTCCCGATGTTTCCCGTGTTGTTCCTGCCCGTGATGCCTTTTCTGAGCAAAAAATCTCTTATTTCAAACCTGAGTACTTGCAAACTGCAAATGAAGCTCTAGCAATGTATTACGGCAGTAAAAAAGACATTTGCTATCCATTGCATAGCAGAGGTGATGGCTCTGGTGTTGTTCACATGAATAGAAACGATGCCTTAGTAGTGGTGATGCCCATGAGAAACGATCCAGGCATTTATCAAGGTCTGAATTCAGACTTCATGCAAGTTCAACAAAAAGCAGCATAAAAGGGCAAACCATGAAAACTTATATTTCTGAATATTCTTTTATGAGAGCTTTTGAAGAGTGTAGGCCTGACAATTTCTCTTATGACGGGTTAAAAGTTCTTTTCGAATACTTGGAAGAGTATGAAATGGATATCGGTGAAGAGCTTGAACTTGATGTTATCGGTCTATGTTGCGACTTTTCAGAGGATTCTCATGAAAGTATCGCAGAGCAATACGGCATTGAACTTGATGTCAACGAAAACGATGATGAAATAAAGCAGCAAGTGATCGATTATTTGCAAGATCATGGCGCTTATGTTGGTGAAACCGATAATTCAATCATTTACAGGAACTTTTAACCATGACACAAGCACAAGCACTCACACAAGCTCTAATCCTTGCGTTAACTGCTCCTAATGATGAAAAGGCAGCACAAGCGGCAGCACTAGCAGAGCAAATAGCGCATGGTTTAACCAAAAAACAGGTTGAAAACTGTAAAAAAACAGCATTGATCGCATGGGAGGCAGCATGAATACTTTAATTTTTCTTATTGAGTTTCATCCATATTCCGATTGTGTTCACGCTGAATATGAAGAATTCACAGCAGCAAATGTTGACGATGCATTGATTGAACTCAAAAAAGAACACCCAGAAGCTCGAATTTTGAACACTTATGTTCACACTATGTGTTTGGAGAATGTATGACCAAAGCAAAAACACCAGTAAAACATCCAAAAATTGTCAACGAATGGATGGTCTATGAAGGTTTGAACGATATAAATTCAGTTTTTGGTGCCTTAACTACATTTGAGGCATATTTGAAAAGCCCTGAGTTCAATACTTATCATGCTCAAATGGCCCTTGATTGTCTGCGATCAACCCTATGCACAGGCACGATGGCGATCGAGAACTGGTGCGAATTGAAAGAAGAGGCCAAACCATGAAAATCGGCAGCATCATTGCTTATGATTGTGACCCAGCAAAACTAGGTGAAGTGCTAGAAACCTTTTTTTATCCATCTGGTGAATTAGGTCTACTGGTGAAACCTTTTGATAATTCATGCAAGTTTTATCAATATGCAAGTGAGGTTTGGCTTCTAGCAGATAATCTCTGAGCATTTCCACAAAACCCCTGACGTAAAAATCAGGGTTTTTTTGAAAGTGTTTGCGAAGTGAGTGCTCACATCACACAAAACAGTTTAGAGCGCCTACAATCGGTTTTTAGCACTTGAAGCATAGTTGCTATGCACTAGCGAAAAAAACGGCTTAAAACTGGTTTTAATGGCCTTCTAGGTGCATCATTAGATTGTATCTCATGCGCTGATTTGACTAGAAGTGAAGTGAGTACCAACTAACGTATTTTTTGTAAGTGAGTACTAACTAACAAAAAACTAAGGGTAAACTCTAATATTAGGGTGTTTTTCAAGAAATTCGCATTTACTTTTTAGAAAATCGATTTAACCAATTTTTTAAACTTCAAAGTTTTTGAAACTTTTGAAATTAAAAAGGATTATTATTTTCGGATTTAGATTCTAATAATCTTTTAATAGTAATATTTAGAGCGTCAATCTCGTCCATCTTTTTAATATGCCACATTCTTTTTTGACCATGCCATCCTAGTATGGAGTTGGTATGGCAATCAGGACATAGGGCTATGCAGGTGTACTGAAGACCTTGCTTTACATGATGGGCTTCTGATGGTCCTGATGCATCACATACTGAACATGGAAGAGATTTAACCTGCGCAAGATGCAATCTTTCCTTGTTGTTCAGTTTATTGTTCATTGTGTTGCTCTGGTTTCCATTCTTGCTGAATACTGGTTGGTTCTCCACACCTCAATCCTTGCTTGGGCAGCGGTC